CCCCGGCGAGTCGAGCATCAGCCGGTTGAGGCTTTGCAGCGATCCCTTAAAGGCGTCGGCGCCGATGCCGATCTGCCCGAAGGCGAACTCCAGCGACTTCAGGTTATTGGCGCTGGTGCCGAGCTGGGCCGACAGGAAGAACAGGTTCTCGAATTGTCGCCCGACCCGGCGGATCGACTCCTCGATCCCGATCGCCAGCGCGCTGAAGCCCACCGCGAACTGCTTCGCCGACTTCTCGACGTTCTGGATCGCGGCGTTGAACTTCTTCAGACCTTCTTCGTCGACCTTAAATCCCAAGCCGATTAAAAAACTTTTTATTACGTCATCAGCCATCGCGTGCCTCCCTCTGCGCCTCGGCGGCGCGCGCTTCGTTCTCGGCGCGCACGATCAGGAACTCGTTCATCCGCGCGATGTCGTCGAGGCTCAAGGTGCCGTCTAGCAGGCTCTCATAACGGCACATCCCGGCGTGGACGGGAGCGAGACACCACTCCTCGTCCTGGTCGGTCATTGCAAGGTAGTCGACTGCCGGTCCTCTGCGGCCCCCGAGTTCTGGCCCAGGAGGCCGCGCAAAGAAGGGCCGAGGTTGTCTTGGACAACCTCCATCGTGAGCTGGATCAGCGCGGCCAGGTCGAGGTCCTCGAACATCAGGTTGCCGCCGCGCATGACCGGCACCCAGTTCGACCCGTTGTGCTTCTGGCAGACCGTCAGGCACTTCTTCAGCACATAGTCGACGTCGGCGTCCTCCATCTTGCTGAGCACGTCGGCGATCGGCCCCAGCGTGTCGAACAGCATCTTGTTCTGCTGCGCCACCTCCTGGGCATCCGGCGGCGCCTCGAAGTCGTCAGTGCTGCCGTTCCCGCCGTTGGCATAGTCTGGCGGGGCGCTGGTTTCGGGGCGCTGGGGGAGCTTGGAGAGCGCCGCAGCGTATCCCCGCCCCATGCTGAAGATGATCGGCGCGACCTTGCGCGCGACGTGCGCCTGATCGAACACATTCATCTTGTTGACCCGGAACCGCTCGCCGTTGATTTCAATCTCGGTCATGCGGGGGGTGTCCTAGCGGTCAGAGCTGCCCTTTGCGGGCGCGTTATTAGTAATGCTAGACCGAAAGCCCGTTCCCGAGCACGAAGTCGACCTTGACCGAGTGGAAGGCCCAGGTCATTTCGCCGCCGTCTTTGGCGTAGGTGACATCGGCGAACTTGGCGAACGCCACCTGCTGAGCGGTGATCACATCGCCCCGCGCCAGGTCGCGGATCGAGATCGTGTTGCGCCCGTGCGCCGCCGCGTCACCCGTGTCGGCGGCGTACATCTGCGCCAGGAGCGCATTAGCGGGCGCGGTCTTCAGAAACCGCACGGTGATCGTCGCGGCCTTGCCGGCGTGCAGCGAGTGCATGCCCTCGCCACCCGCGCCGATCGTCATGGTGTTCTTGTCTTCCTGCATGACGATCGAGATGCCGCCTTCGCTGTTCGCCACCCCCGGACCGCCGAGGTTGAAGGCGCCGTTTGGACCGGCGATCGCCACGAGGTTGTCGATGAATGAATAGGTCGCCACGGCTCTCCTCCTTGGTTAGCAGTCGTCGTCCATGAGGCCCATCAGGTGACGGCCTATCTCGCTGTTGAGAAGCGCCACCGAACACAAGCAGCTCGACACCAGCGCGACCGACTCAGCCGTGGCGACCCTGCGCTCTCGCACATCGGTCACGACCTGCGTCAGGAGGGCGCTGGCCCGCTCCATACGGGCGATCTGCCGCTTGTTGGCCTGATCAGGCAGGGTCTTGCTGGTCATACTCGCCCTCCGCGTTTTAGCGGTTGACGTTTACCAGAACGTCGGAGAAATGCACCGCGCCCGCGAGCTTGATCGCCACCTGGATCAGGGGCGCGATGCGGGCTTCGCGGATCGACTGCGGCTGGTCGTCGACCGAGTTGGCCCAGGCGTACCAGCCCTTGCCCATGTAGTCGCCGTAGCTCAGCGAGCCGAAGCCGGTGCTGTTCCAACGGCCCGGCGCCACCAGCCCGTTGGTCACCGCTTGGGACAGCCCGCCCTCGGCGCCCGCGATCAGGATTTGAATGCCGGGGTTGGTCTGCGGGATTTTCGGGCTCTGCACCAGGATGTTCCAGATGTCGGTCTGGAGCCGGTTGGCCAACCAGTCGGTACCGTGGATTTCATCGAAGAACGCCGGCCCGGACATCACGCCCTGCTCCAGGATCGCGGTGCCGTTCTCGTATTGCGCCAGGACGTTGAAGCGCTTCGTTTCGATCGCGTTGACGGTGGTCAGCGGCAGGACCTCCGCCGTGACGCCGGGCTCCTGCTTGAACTTCATCGTGATGGTCGTATTGAAGCCCTCGAAGTTGACCGTGAAGGCGCGCCCGAACAAGGAGCAGATGCCGTAGGGGTGGACCCCATCGGTGGAGAATTGCCCGACCGTGCGCATGTAGCCCGCCAACATTAGCTGGCTGGCGAGGTCGAGCGTCGTCGCCGGGTCGCCGATATTGGACGAGCTGGAGGTCAGCCCGTAGAGGTGCATCTCCGCCCCTTCGATGTAACCCGCGATGGCCAGGTGCTCGGCGTCGGAAAGGACGCGGCTGGCGCAGAAGGTGACGGCGTACCAGCCGCGCCCGTCGAGCCGCGCCACGGCGGCCACCGGGGTCTCGGCCGCGACGCCCGCCCCCGTTCGCTCGGCCAGCGCGGCGGTCATCTTCATCTGCACCGACAGGTCCTGGCCTGCGGCGGGCGCCTGCAGATAACCCACGCTGGAAGTGGCGCCGGTGGTCGCGCTGGTGATCTTGAACTGCTCGCCGGTCCACACGCAGGTCGCGTTGATCGGCGGGACGTGGGCGGCCAATGCGGCGGTGACGCGCGAGGCGACGCCGTTGAGGTTGGTCGCCAAGCTGAGATCAATCCCGGTGACGTCGGTCGGCGCGCCGCCGTCGACGCTGACCTTGAAGGCGCCGGTGGTGACGCTCGTCCATTTCGACAGGATCTGATCCGAATTCCCGAGGAAGCCGCCCGCCAGAACGCCGCTCGTCGCGGTGCGGGCCCAGCGCCCGATGTAGAGCGTGGTCGGCTGCGGTCGCTGCGAGAAGAACAGGCTGGCGCCGAGGTACTCGGGGGCGGTGGTGCCGAAATCGGCGGCCACGTCTTCCAGCCGGTTGTACTCGCGGATTGCCTCGCCCGTGTCGACGACGTTGCTGTCGCCGAGGATCAGTAAGGTGTCGAAGTTGAGGAGCGGCGCCGCCAGCGGGGCGAAGCTGACCTGCACGTCGACGACTCGCGATACGGATAGGCCCTGTGGCATGGTGGTGCTCCTATCGGATGGACTGGTGGCGACGACCTCGGAAACCATCGCGGCGTTGCGGAATTGGATACCGCTGCCGTCGTTCAGCCCCTGGTAAACCCACTGGTCGCCGCTGAATAAGTGAACTTCAACGGCATTGATCGGCAGGGTTGTGACGAAGTGGAGTTGTGCCTTCCAGAACCCGTCGCCCATCGCTGCGACGGTCTGGTAGCGAACGCTTATCCCGTCTCCCCACGCGGCGGCTTCTTGCAGGGAGCCGTCCGGGTTGACGACAATATCTACGCCGTAGATCGAGTCCGGCCCGTCGAACTGGGTGACATCGAGGCACCCGCCGCGCGGGTGCGGGCCGATGCCCCGGTACTCGAAGGACAGGCAATAGTACCCCGGCAGGATCGAGATACTGTCTCGCAGGAGATGCCCGTCAGGGTGGTTGGTGCCGTCTTCCGTGACGGTATAGGGGTTGCCCGAGCCGCTGAATGCGACGGCGGTCCGCAGCACCCAGGTGTTCGGCAACAGGTTCATGGCGTGATGAACTCGGTCGTGATGATGCGCTTATCGCCTGGCGGCTGGGCGCTGATGATGCCCTGCGCCCGCAGGATGGTGCGCACCGGGTAGTTCAATCTGATCTCGCGCCGCAGGATCACGCTCATGTCGTTGCGCGGCCACCAGCGGTTGGCGAAGTATTCCGGCGCCGACTGGATGTCCTGGATCTCGACCAGCCCGACTGCGGCGGCGCGGCAGGCGGCGCGGTTCTGGTCGATAAAGAACCCGCGCCGCAGATAGCTGGCGTATTGCTCGGAGTGCGGCCCGTAGAAGCTGCACAGCACCTCGTTGATCTCGTGTTCTTGCAGCGCGTCGTACCCGTCGCCCTCGTCGACGTGCTCGATGTGCGGGGTGAAGTCGTTGCGCTTTCGGATGACCCCGAAGGCTAGCCAGTCCTCGTCGATCTCCGGCCGGTTGGGCGGCTCCAACTGCCAGCGCGGGCGCACCATGTCGGATGGCAGACCGCAGATGCCCGCGAAGACGTCATGCAGCCAGTTGTCCCAGTCGTCGTCTTCGAGCGGCAGACGGACCGGATCGCTCATCCGACCGCGTTGGCCCGGCGGCGGACGGGCTCGATGCGCGGCACAGGCGTGCTGCGCACGACCGGGTTCTCCGCGCCGATGATGGCGGGCAGCTCGGCGCCGCCCAGCACGTCGCGCAACTGCTGCGCCACCTCGGCGTGCAGCGCCGACAGGTACTCGTGCTCGGTCGGCTCGCTCGACCCGCGCTGTTCGGCGGCGGGCGGCTGGCCGGTGCGGCGCCCGTTCCGGGCCGGCGCGGCGGCCTGATCAGACTCCGGCGGGCGGTGCTCGGCGTAGTGGTCCGCCAGGTCCTGGTGGTACTGGGCGTTGTTCGCTATCGCGACCCGGTTGTGCGCTCTCATCGTTCGGTTCCTCCAACGGGTTGACCACCAGTACGCCGATCGGCAGGAGATACCCGGCCTCGGTGCTGTCTTTTGCGAGGCCGGGCATGTCGCTGGCGCCGCTTAGGAGCGGCTACGCGGTGTCGGGGTTTCCGGCAGCGTGTTGTCGGGGCGAGCGGGCGGGCCGCTCGGCAGCTCGTTGTCGATCACCAGCGACGGGTCGACGCAGATGTAGCGCCAGCCGTAACCGGGGATGCCGGCGACGATCCAGAAGGTGCCGCCGCTACCCGGCAGCGTGTTGTCGGGACGTGCTGGCGATCCAGGCAAAGAGTGGTCGGGACCCGGCTGACTGCCCGGCAGCGTGTTGTCGGGACGCCCGCCGCTACCGCCGGGCAGACCCTGGCTGGGGCGCGGCGGCCGTCCGACCGGCGGCCAGATGGTGCCGGGCGGGGTACCGGGAGGCGCGGGGACGATCGGATGGCTGACTACCGGCGGCGGGAATACCCCCGGCGGCGGGTACGGCAAGGTGTTGTCGATCTCACCGCCGCCCGGCAGACCATGGCTGGGATAGCCGCCGCCCGGCAGACCCTGATCGGGATGACCGCCCGAGGGGTGGTCGTATCCAGGATCGGCGCCGCCGCCGATATTGCCGAAGCCGGGGTCGGTGATCCTGCGCACTCGGATAGGCGCGCTGCTTATTGCGACATATGGCATGTGACTCTCCTCATTGCGGTGGGCTTGGGGTCGCGAGGATCGAAGACGCCTCGGCGACGATAAAGCCGGCGCCGTACTGGCTGTAGTCCTCGACCCGGCTGATAACGTACTCCGTCCCCCGATACAGGATGAGGTCGGGCTGATGGCCCGGGCTGGCCTGCTGCAGCCGGTAGGTCGTGACGATGGTCAGGGTCTTGCGCCCCGCTTCGAAGTCGGCCATGCGCACGAGGCTGTTGTCGCCCGTGGGGTAGATCGTGCCGCGCGCCGAGGCGACGACCTGGCTGGTGGCGCTGCGCCCGTGATGATCGAGCGTCTCGGGCCGCCGCAGCACGTCGAAGCGGTCGGAGAACTCGTCGCACAGCGGGATGTCGCTTACATCTAAGCTGGCCATTTCTGGTGCTCCAACAGAGCCGCCGCCATTTCCAGCATTTCGGCGTCGCTCCACGAGCCCTTGAACATATTGAGCCCGTGACAAATCAATCGCGTGTTCTCGGCGGTGTATCCGAGGGCGCGGTCTATTCGATCAAGCGCCATCGCATTGAGGCGAGCTGGCACGCCTGACGCCCAGACCATCTGAATGCCGGATAGGGAACATTTCCCACCGTTGCGGTGCCACAGCGCTACAAGTTCTGCCTGGGTGACGGGGTTTTCGGTCGGGTGCCTAATCAGCGCCTCGCGAAGGGCTTTGCTCAATGCGAGATTGGGCGCGGCCTTATTCCACCGCTTCGCTCGCTCCGCATTGTAGGCTTTGAAGGTTGGCGATTGCCGAACAGCCTTGCCGCTAGGACCTTTCCAATAGCTCTTGGTGTATTGGGCGGACCGCGCCTTACCCTCTGGCCCGGCGCGTCGCGCTTTCTCCCGCTCGTAAATGCAGACGACGCATCCTTTGCTTTTCACATATCGGTCGGCGACATGACCTGCCCGACACGGCCTACCGCCGGAATAGCGGGGGAGGCCGAGCGCTCTCGCCTCATCAAGCGTCGCCATCGCGGTTCGCCGTCAGCTCTTTGACGCTCCACATGCAGGATGCTTCTAAGCTGGTCAGTGCCAGTGCGCGGTAACGACCCGGCGGTAGCTTGTCGATCAGCTTCTCGACCGCCTCATATGCCGCCTTCAGGGCGTCGTGCGCTTCGCACTCGGCGATCGACAGCGCCCTGTAGCGCGGGCGGAAGCGTGATAGGGGCTCGGCCTCGTCGGTGCTCTGGCGGGCGTCAGGCGCGCCCTCATACACGTTTGCCATCTATGCCTCGGGTGGGGGCGGCTCTGGGGGATCGCCTTCGAAGGACAGCTCGGGATGCGCCTGCGCCCATTCGTTGAAGCCGTTGAGCAACGAGGGCGAAACCGCGAACCGCGCGGATAAAGGGCGGGTGGCGCCGTTGTTGGTTGCCAGCCAGGTCAGGAAGTCGGGAAAGGAGCCCCGCCACAGATCGGGCACAAAAATGGCGGGGTCGATAAAAATCACCCATTGCGGCGACAGGATCGGCGCGGTGTCGGCGGGTATCAGCGGCAAGCTCCCCATGACCGAAGGCACCGGCTCGCTGGCGCCGGTCTCGTCGATCGTCCAGCCCAGGATCGGGTTGTCATAGAGGCGTGCCCAGGCTTTGCCGGTCCCGTCGTACTCGATCGAGACCATGACGCTGCCGGGGCCGGCGGCGACGGTTCCCATGTCATTTCTCCCGTATGGCTGGCGGCTCGCCGGTAAAGGTCAGGTCGGGATGCTGCGCGGCCCAGTCGGCGTAGCCGTTGAACAGCGGGCGCGACAGCCCGAGCATCGAGCCGATCGGACGGCGCGCCCCGTTATTCGTCGCCAGCCACGTCAGGAAGTCGCCGAGCGTCAGCCGCGCGATGTCCGGGACGAAGATGATCGGGTCGGCAAACTTGGCCCATTGCGGCGAGATGACCGGCGCGGTTTCGGGGGCGGCGGCGGCCAGCGATCCGAGGATCAGCGGGAACGGACGGTGCGCCCCGGTGACCTGCGGCGGCGGCCCCGATCCTCCGGCCAGCGGGTCGGTGATCATATCGCCGATTGAGGCTTCCGGCGGCTGATCGACCGCTGCGGTGTCCACCAGCCAGCCGAGGCAGTGGTTGTCCCAGACCCGGCACCATGACAGCCCGTCCGAGGCGTACTCGACGTTCAGGATGATGATTTCGCCTACGGCGGGGATCGCGACAGTCGGCATCGGCTATATTCCTCGCCATGACGGGAGCGGAACGCCAAGCTAAACATCGCGCGAAGATGAGGGGCGATGTCGTTTGGGTCGGACGCCGCCGCGCTGAACGGCGCCGATCAGATCAGCGAAACCACGCCCACAAGGTGGCCCACCTCAAAGAGTATTACCTGCAAAATCGCGAACGACTGCTCGCCAGGATGCGGGAATACAGCAGGGTAAAAGCAGAGGAGCAGCGCCAATATCGGGCCGAGCGAGCTGCCCTACGTCGGGAGGCGACCAAGAAGTGGCGGATCGAAAATCCAGATTTAGCTCAGGCCCAGTGGTCACGTCGTCGAGCGTCAGAAGCTAACCCGGCATGGGCTGATCAGAGAGCCATTGCCGCGATATACGCCGCCCGTCCGCCAGGGATGGTGGTCGATCACATCGTCCCGCTCAAAGGGAAGACGGTGGAAGGCTACCTCGTCAG